GTTCGTCAAATGACCTACACTGATTCAGTATCCGATCCTTGGTTCGCTCCCGCTGGCTTCGTTCGCGGTAGACTTACCAAGCCTCTTGAGACTGAGGTTGTCCTAAACCAAGGTGACAGAGACACCATGTACAGTGGTGGTAATGTTCTCAACCCAATGGTTAACTTCCCCCAAAGAGGCATCGCTGTCTGGGGCCAAAGAACCACTCAAAGAGATCCTTCTGCTCTAGACAGAATCAATGTCCGCAGACTCATGATCTACCTCCGCAAGGTTATCCTTGCCTCTACTCAGCGTCTTGTATTCGAGCCTAACGATAGATTCACTTGGGCTAGAGTAGAAGGTCTTGTCAACCCCCTTCTTGATGATATCGCTCGCCGCAGAGGTATCACTGAGTTCAAGGTTGTCTGTGACGAAACCACTAACACGCCACTTCGCGTTGACAGAAACGAGATGTGGACCAAGGTGCTAATCAAGCCTACCAAGACTGCCGAGATGGTAATCTTCGAGCTTAACCTCACCTCTCAATCCGCTAACCTCGGATCACTCTGATACTAAATAATTAATCATGGCAACATCACCAATCTATATCGACGCTGAGAACTTCAGAGAGAAGGAAGCAGGCGAAGGTCTTCCTCTTATCTCTCAGGGGCTTGATTCTGTAAGAACTTATCAGTTTGAGTTACACTTTGCTGATATTCCTGACGGAATCATCGACGGCCTTGCTGACGAAAGAGATCTAGTTCTTGCTTGCAAGCAAGTTTCTCAAGTAGGATTCTCAATCGAACCCATTGAAGTTCATCGCGTCAACGATAAGGTATTCTATCCCGGTAAAGCCAGCCCAGAGGAGCTTACTGTAACCTTTGATAACTTCTACGGCACTAATGCAGAAGTTTCGCAGGCCCTATACAGATGGTTCCAAAGCATTTACAACCCAATAACAGGGCGCTTCAACACTGCTCCCGGTGCTGCTGGAGGTGGTGTTGCTCCAAAAGACGGCTTCAAATGCAAGGCTAACCTCTACCACTTAGATGCTCAAGGTAGTCCTATCGCTGAGACAATCATGATGGGTCTTATGCCAATCAGTTGGAAGACTGCTGAGTTCAACTACTCAACCAACGAGTTCCATACCATAGAGATGGGCTTCCGTTACGATTTCCTTCAGCACAAAACCTTCGCAGGCTGATTTAACTCAACTGCAAAAAAGTCAATCTTAATTAAGCCCAACCCAGCACTCACCGTTGGGTTGGGCTTTTACCTATAATAGAATGATGGATTATTACTACGCATTACTGGAAAGCTATGACCTTCTCAAGAAGAGGAAGTTCAAGATGTCCATTGTTGAGCAAGAGGACGGTAAGTCCCAAACGGCATCAGATATTCAAGGTAAAGCTCCTGCTGAAAAAGGTCCTATTGATGGTTACGGGGACATACAGTTTAGCAAATCTAAAGATGGAGCGGTCGTAGCATCAGCAGGGCGTCTGAATGCGACCATCATTGATGCTACAGGTCAGCCATTAGAGGATAGTGAAACAGCTAAAAAGCTTTGGCAAATGATTCTTGGTGGTGATGAGGGTGACGGAAAAGGCGGGCGAGGGGAGGAGGAAATAGATCCTGTAGAACAAAACATAGACTATCTTTTAAGTGTTTTGGACTGGGCTAGTAAGCAGCCCGGTTCTCCATTTTATATTGATCCAACATTAGGAAGAGGATCTTCGGGCGCAGCAGCTAGAAATAGAGTGCAACTTTATATTGCTTTCCTACAAGGATTAAAGGAGGGCAGGCCCGTTGAGCTTTCTAGATCAGAATTGATTGAAGAGGTTCCAAACAGAATAACAAACGATGAGTTCCTCGATCCTCAGAAAAAAGCTAATATAGTTAATCAGCTAGGTCGAGCTATAACTTCATATACAAATTTTCAACAGATGTCTCCAGAGGAGAGAGCTAACTTCCCTGATGAAGAATTAAAAAAGTTCTCTGAACTATTCAAAGTAGATGAAAGTGGGGGTGTATTAGTTGACGGCATATATGTAACTTACTCTACTGATTCAACAGCTAGGGCCATGCACCCTATTAGAATGATGTTGGATGATATTCAGGAGGAGATAAATAGGAGGAACAAGGAGTACGAAGATTTAGAGGAGCCAAAACCGTATATTGAACATCGAATATATACAACCTCAGACAGAGGGAGGAAGCCTTTACGCCAAGCGTGGTGTTATCGCAGAACACCTCATGGCTGGTGCAGCCGCCATCCAAGCACTAAACAGAGCTACTGCCGCTGGTGATAAGGCTGGTGCTGAAAAAGCGAAGAAGCAATTAATAAAGATTCTTCAAGATGCTCTAGCTAACGGAAGTGCAGAGGACATTCTAAACATGTTCTCAAAAGGCCAGAAGACTTTATTAGCTGAACTACTTCCTACATCAGATGATGCTCAAGACGCTCGCACGGTAGATGGGATCAAACGATTCTTAGTTAAAGAACTTAACATGGACCCAGAAGCAGTAGAAGATCTTGTAAATGCTTGTGGTGAGAAACTTGGTTTAGGTTTAGCTGTTATGCTGGTCGTCAATAAAGAGTTTGATGAAGAGTTGCACGGCGATCTTGAAATAGTGGAGGCTAAGGCTGTGGGTCAAGAGGATTCACAACGCTATGGAAACAAGGCTGATGTAATTGTAACATACAAATGTGATGATGCTAGTTGTGAGAATGTTTACGCTCACTTTGAGAAGATCATGGACGAAGACTGCTCTGCTAAAGTGAAGGAGGGAATTAGCGAAGGCAAAGGGAAGGGCAAGAAGAAGCCTCGCAAGCCTCTTTACTCAGCTAACATGGTAGATGATCCTGAAGGATTAAAGGAGAAGTTCCCTCAAGTACATCCCAACTCTTTCTATCACCATTCCACTAATGAGTTTAAGCCTGATAGTTTAGAAGGATTACCTGTAGGGGAGAAGCAGCAACTAAAGATTACTGGTAGACTAACAACAGATAAGGTTGATGTGCTGCTCGTAGATAATCCTAACTCGTCTAACCCTAACCCACACATAACCTTATCCACTGCCGATGGGGTAAAACCTTTTGAAAGTAATGCTGAGATACAGGCAAACCTTGACAAGATCCAGCCTCTAGATGATACTGTAGACACTACTGTAGGATATAACGATGGTAAGGATCGTACAGAACCTCCTGAAGGATCTCCCGGAGCAAATCCTTGTGGTCCCGGTAGAGGTATACGAAGCATTAAACCGAACCCTGACGGAACGATAAGCATCCCTATAGAACTCAAAACTATAAACGACTCACAGAGTGATGTAGCAAAAGGTCAGAGTTCGCATAAGAGAGCATCAAGTACCTTTAGCCCTGCTGCTCCAGAGGAAGAGAGAGGTATGGTTAAATATGTAGACGATACCTTAGACTCAGCTAGAGAAGGTGCTTCACAAAACGCTAGAAAGATCCAGAAGGAAATGAATGATACTAGAGATAGGTTAAGACAAGCAGAGAACTTTAGGACTGCTCAAGGCGTGATCGGAGGCCATGATGTAGTAGACCGCTGGGTAGAAAAAACTAAAGATCCTAACAAAAAGAAAACAGCAAGACTTGCGAAGAGTGCCATGACCAAACTCTCAAAGGGGAAGCCGTTAGGGCCAGAAGAACAAGAAGCATTAGACCTTGTTCAAGCTGAATTAGATCAAGCGGTTTTCGGGGATCAACTAAAAAAATCACGCACGGGCGGCAAAACCAAAAACGGATATAAGGTCAATCAAGAGATGACGGATTATGTAGCTCACAGATTTCTTATGATGTGTGGCACTGATGGCGAGTGTCTTCGAGTGGGTAGAGAGCTTGGTGATCGAAGACAAACTTGTAGATCAAATAATAACGATGTAGCAGATACATCGGCTAAACTTGCTTCAGGAGAGTACACGCTGTACGATAGCGGCTCAGGTAGAATGCGTGTACTTGATAAGGATGGAAATGTTGTAGAAACAATTGTTATGACATCCACCGGACTAGAAGTTACCAAGAGAGCTAGTAAGTATGATGCCATTAAAAAAGCAGTAAAAGAAACAGTAGATCTTTTACACCAGTTCTTATACCAACAACAACAACTACTGTCTAAGCTGCTTGGAGAAAGAAGTGATCTGGTTGGGTAAGTAGATCATCTAAGTATAACATCATGTATGTTTTTCTTTCTCCATGTAATATCGAGTAAGGGTTTGAGGTGTCACCCAAGCTCTTATCAAACTCTAGGATGCATACTATAGGCTTGCGATCCTGAGCCATTAAAAGAATTGGCGATTTTTGTGCTGCGTGAGCATCTCTTTCCATTGTGGATACCCATTCCCAGATCTTACTGTCATAGTCCAGTAAAGAATGTAGTCCCTGCTCGTTGTACCCCTTCTTACATTCTATAATGAATCTAAAATTCTGAGGCGTGATTAGATCACCGTAAAGTTTTAGATGATCAGGCAGCTTATGTGTTGTAGCGAACGCACCTGATCCCGGAGTTCTTGAAAATTCTGAGGTATTGAATCTATCATTGAGTATCTTAGCTACCTTGTTCTCGAACGCAGCACCCTTGGCTCTGCTGTTCTTGCGCTTAGGTTTCTTCCTAAGATTAGATAAATCGAAATTGTCCTTCATTTTGTCAACCATCTAGACTATTATAGACCGTATGAAGACCTTACCGAACCCTACTAAGTGGGGTGTCAAAACCACTCATCGGAGTAAGAATAGAATGAAACTAACTTTGAAACTGTCTCAAGAAGAGACTGAGGCTTTCACTAGCTTCGCCAACAGCGTTAAGCCAGAGGGGCTTTCGCTTGATGAATTTGTCCGCTCGATCTTCTTTGCGGGTGTTCGCACCCTAGAGGAGCAGCTTACTAGCAACCTAGTTAAGCACATCGAAGAGAACCGCGAGCAGTATGAAGCTTCCGGGTTCACCTTTGATGAGAACGGCAAGCTGTCGGGTGTCGCTCAAGAAGAGGGCGATAGCGAGATCATCGAAGGCGACGACGAAGAAGAATGATGGAAAATAGAATTATCAAGCTCGAAACTGAGAACGAGCTAAACAAAATTATTAAACAACAAAAGAAGACGGGTGAGAAGATGAACATCCTCTTCTACTCCCTCTGGGATGAGCACTCCGAGCGAGTTATCTCCCGCCTTATCGACTACAAGAAGCAGAAGCCTCTGTACCTTGTTGATAGCTTCTCAATGCCTCACGCATTTGTGATCTACAACACGACCAAGGTTCCTCACCTTGTGAGTCTGAACAAGGATAAGGTCCTATCGGAGGACTACCTTCCGATGATTTACAAGTCTTTGGGCCTGTGAGTCTCAATGTAGTTCTCAATCTTTTGCTCGTACTTCTTGTCTTTAGTATAGAGCAGGCGTAAATTGTTGACTATGACGGTTGTGAAGTAGTTGAATGCTGATCCCTTGTCAGGTGTAAAGTTGGGAAGGGTCTTGAGAATAAGAAGGAAGCATTCCTGTTTCGCATCGTCATGGTCAACTGTAAACTTGAAACCAGATGCGATGTTTGATATTAACAGATCAAACATACCCATGAGTTCATCCTCATGGGCAGACTTATCAGCAGCGTATAACTTGATAAGCTCCTCAAATCTGCCATTATCAATGTAGTGTATTTTTCTTCCCATTACCTATAATAGTCCATGAAAGAGCTAGACATTCTGTATTCCGACATCGAAGCGGTGGGAAACCCTAAGTGCATCGGGTGTTCCATCCTTTCCCAGCGCAAACCCGAGCATAGTATCATGGATTACGAGGCTCTCTCCGAGTCTCCAGTCCTCTTCTTATCCGATTCATTGAAGCTTGCTCGCGGAAAATTTTCACCGTTCAGTCAGCCTGAACTAGCTCTGCTTCGTGAGGTCCTAGAGGGTACATCAACCAAGTACAAGGTATCAGCTTCGGTCAAGTGTCCGAGTGTGAAGGAGGCCGATATGTCTCCGAACAACATGAAGCTATGTCGAGAGCATCTCATGGATACGATTGACAAGGTGAAGCCTAAGTTGGTGTTCGCTTGTGGCAACCTTCCTATGAAGATGCTCATCAAGAAGAGTGGTATTACGAACAAGCGTGGAAGCATGTTCGACTACGAGACAGAGGCAGGACACAAGTGCATTGTGGTTCCTATCTACCACCCTTACATGGTGATTGCAGAGCCGCGACACAAGTATCTATTCGAGGTGGATATCAAGAATGCTCTTGACAAGGTTATCTTGGGCAAGGCGAGTGAGTCTAAGCTGGAGTACAAGCTAGTCTCTACTGGTGAAGAGTTGCTGGACATGGCCCTCACGCTAGAGACTATCGAGGAGCCAATCGCCTGTGACATTGAGACTACAGGGTTAAATTTTTTGCGAGACAAGATTCTAACGGTGGCGATCTCTAGTAGGGAGAAGAACTGGGTAGTACCTGTGGAACACAAGGAGGGCACTCTGGATCTCAACGATGTTCTAGCTGCTCTGCGTACAGTTCTCCAGAACCCTCGCAACAAAAAGGTTTTTCACAACGCGAAGTTTGACCTTAAGTTCCTTAAACGCTATAATGTAGAGGTGGTGAACCCTGCTGACACCAAGGTCATGCACCACTTCGTAGACGAGAACCTACCCAAGAGTCTGATGGATCTAGTCCGTCTGTACTTCGCTGACGAGATTGCCAAGTTCTAATGCTTACAGTAAATAATCCTAACCAGTTTGATTGGGCCAACATCTCCCTTGCTGATTGTGCTAAGGGAAATGCGATGGACTCGTACTTCACTCTCAAGCTGTATGACCTGATCCATGAGAAGCTTGAATCTGAGGGAGTTCTCCCGCTCATAGAGAGCGTTATTGAGCCTGCCCTGACTGCATTCACGGACATGGAGTTCGATGGCTTAGAGGTCGATCTAGGGGCTCTGGATGGAGTCGGGCGTGAGCTTAACATTCAGAACATCAACAACGAGGATAATCTCTACGAGTTTCCCGAAGTAAACACCTCTCGGAACCTATCATCTAATAACGATCTGATCGAGATCCTGTACACTGACACAGAAGGCTTCTGCCTATACCCACCTGATAAGACTCCTAAAGGGAAGCCTTCTGTGTCAGCCCCTACCCTAAAACTACTACTAGAATTTGTGAACGAGGAGCTAGAGTCCCGTGGCTAAGTGGAACAACAGAGAAGAGTGCAAGAAGGTAGCGAAGCGTATCCTTAAGGATGCGGATACCGAGAAGCTTCGTAGAGCCAAGAGGTTCCTAGATGGGCTTCTGGATCTACGCAAGTCTGAGAAGTTGTTCAAGACTTACATCAACGGAACTCGCGCCGCCGTAGAGTATAATCAGTGTAATAAAGTTTTTGTTGATTACAAGATGGATGGTACTTCTACT